TGAACTTAAAAAAATAGAAGAAAGATTAGAGGTAGTATTAGGTTTATTAAAAGCATTAGAAGATATTGATAATATCATTAAATTGATTAAAGAGAGTGAAAGTGCAGAAAGTGCTAAAATCAATTTAATCAATAAATATGAATTTACTGAAACACAAGCTAAGGCAATTCTTGATATGCGTCTTGCTAAATTGGCTCATCTTGAAGCTGTTGAATTAAACCAAGAGAAAGAAGATTTAGATAGAGATGCATCTAATCATCAAATAGCTTTAGGTAGCCAAACTGTAATGACACAAGAATTTTTGGCAAAACTTGGAGCTTTTGTAGAGAAGTATGGTTATAAACGCCACACAGAAGTTACAAATGTTAAGATTACAAAAGAAGAAAAAGAAATCGTACAAGTTGAGCCTGAAAAATGTGTTGTCATTATGACTGCTAATGGTTATATTAAACGAGTGCCAGCAACCGCCTTCAAAGAGCAAAAGCGAAATGGTAAAGGAGTAAAAACGCAAGCTGATATAACAAGTTGTATTATTAGAACTAATACAATAGATAATTTATTAGTATTTACTTCTTTTGGTAAGGTTTACAAATTATTGGTGGATGATATCCCAGAAGGAACAAACACTACAGCCGGACAACCAATTGGTTCTTTAATACCAATAGAAGCAGAAGAACAAGCAGAGGTTATTTATTCTATTTATAGAGATAGTACAGCGAAATTTATTTTCTTTACAACTCGTGATGGAATTATCAAGAAAGTGGCTTTAAGCGAATTTGAAAAAATGCGTAAAAAGACAGGAACTCAAGCTATTAAATTAAAAGAGAACGATGCTTTGGCTTCAGTATGTGTTATTGATGAAGAGCCAATGATTTTAGTAAGTAATAAAGGTCAAGTTATTAAGATTGATACTAAGACTATTGGAGTAGCAAGTAAAATCGCAATTGGTGTTAAAGGTATGAATTTAGGTGATGATGATTATGTTGTTGCCGCATTACCAATTCGTCATGACACAGACCAATTAGCTATCTTCTTTGATAAAGGTCAAGGTAAGCGAGTAGAATTAATAGAATTTAGCACTCAAAATCGTGGCGGTAAAGGTGTTAAAGTAGGTAAAACAGGTAATTTAGTTACTTGTGCCACTTTAGTAGAAGATGCCGATACTTTATTAGCAACAGGAGTTACTAACTCTATTTGTATTTCAGCAAAGGATTTACCAATCACTAGTAGAACAGCGATAGGAAATCAAATTATCAAGAACGATAAAATTATTTCGGTAAGTAAGATTTAGAAAGAGGAATTACATGGTATTTTTAATTATTGGATTAATTGTCACTATTGGGGCATTTATTTTCTTAGGAGTTAATGAAGATGAAGAATGGAAATTAAATCCTAAGCAAGCATTTTGTTTATTTGGATTGATTATATGTCTATTTGGATGTATTAAATCAGTTCCAACTGGACACACAGGAATTGTTACCACTTTTGGTAAAGTAGAAGATTATACTTATGAAGCAGGAGTTCATTTTACAAGTCCATTTATTCAAGTTGTAAAAATTGATAATCGAACTCAAAAACAAACTGTTGATTTAGGTGTATTCTCTAGCGATATTCAAGAAGTTAACGTAAAATATAGTATTAACTATTCTATTGATAAAGCCAATGCACAGAATCTGTACAGAACTGTTGGTTTATCATATTACGAAACTGTAATTGAACCAAAAGTAGCAGAGAGTGTTAAAAATATAATGGCTAAATATACAGCAGAAAATTTGATTAGTTCAAGAAGCGAAGTAGCTAAAGAGATTGAAAATATGCTCGCCGCTTCGTTAGCTTCTTATAACATCAATGTAATTTCTACTGCGATTGAGGATATAGATTTTACAGATGCGTTCACAGACGCCGTTGAAGCAAAACAAGTTGCAGAGCAGAATAAGATTAAAGCTCAAACTGAAGCAGATACAAAAGTAATTCAAGCAGAAGCTGATGCTCAAGTTAAATTGATTGAGGCTCAAGCAACTGCAGAAGCGAATGAATTATTAGATGTTTCATTAACAGAAGATATTTTACAAAAACAAGCTATTGAGAAATGGGATGGTAAAATGCCAACGGTTATTTCTGATGGCTCTAATATCCTTGATTTAACTGGATTAACAAATTAATAAAAGCTCCGTTTGGAGCTTTTATATTTGAATTATTATAAATAATATGTTATAATATATATGTATAAAAGGAATAAATATGATTATAAAAACTGAAATGGAAAAACTCATCAAAGAGTTAAATTATCATACTAAACTATATGACGAGGGGCATCCTGTAATCAGCGATAGAGAATGGGATGAAATGTACTTCAATCTTAAAACGATGGAAGAACAAACAGGAGTAATTTTACCAAACTCTCCTACTCAAAAAGTAGATTTCCAAGTAGTAAATGAATTAAAAAAAGTAGTTCATAATCATTTAATGCTTTCATTAGATAAAACAAAAGATATGACCGAGGTTTATAATTTTTTAGGCAATCGGGCATATCTTTCTATGTGTAAAATGGACGGTCTAACTTGTTCTTTAAGGTATTTAGATGGAAAATTAGTTAGTGCCGAAACTCGTGGTAATGGATATGTTGGCGAAGATGTTTTACACAATGTTTTAACTATCCCAAGTGTTCCAAAAACAATTAACTATAAAGATGAATTAATTGTAGATGGTGAGGTAATTTGTACTTATCAAGATTTTGAGCTTTTCTCAGACGAGTATAGAAATCCAAGAAACTTTGCTTCTGGTAGTATAAGATTACTTGATAGTAAAGAATGTGCAAAACGCCATTTAACTTTTGTAGCATGGGATGTTATTGAAGGTTTTGATGAACTTAATACTTTAAGTGCCAAATTAGATGCCCTACAAGAGTATAATTTTTTAATTGTCCCTTGGGTTGCGGGTGATGATTGGGATGCTAAAGAATTTTTACAAAATCAAGCAAAAAAACTTGGTTATCCAATAGATGGTTTAGTATTTAAGTTTGATGATATTAAATATGGGAAAAGTTTAGGTTCAACCTCACATCATAATAAGAACGCAATTGCATTTAAATTCTATGATGAAGAATATGAAACTTCTTTAAGAACTATTGAGTGGTCTATGGGAAGAAGTGGAATTTTAACTCCTGTAGCTGTTTTTGACCCAGTAGATATAGATTTTACTTGTGTTGAAAGAGCAAGTTTACATAATTTAACAATTTTAAAGGAAGTTCTTGGTATTCCATATAAAGGTCAGAAACTTAAAGTATTTAAAGCGAATTTGATTATTCCTCAAATCGCTTCAGCAGAAAAACAAGATAATCCAACTAAGAAAATTTTACAGCCAACAGAATGTCCATATTGCGGGGCCAAGTTAACTGTAAAACAAGATAATGAGTCACAGTTTTTAATTTGTTCTAATCAAAATTGTGAAGGTCAAAAACTTTATAAGATTGATTATTTTTGTAGTAATAAAGGATTAGATATTAAATACTTATCTGAAATCTTAATTAAAGAATTAATGGCTTTTGGATATGTAAATAATATTGAAGATATATTTAATTTAAAAGACCACGCTAGAGAATTAGCAGATAAGCCAAATTGGGGAACAAGAGGAGTAAAACGTATTCTTGATTCAATTGAGAACGCAAGACATACAACATTAGATAAATTTATTGCTGCTCTTGGTATCCCTCTTATTGGCACATCTGTGTCAAAAGAATTAATGAAACATTTTAATTCTTATAGCGATTTTAGAAAAGCAGTAGATACTAAATTTAATTTTAGCCAATTTGATAATTTTGGTGATTCAAAAACGCAAGCAATTTTAGATTTTGATTTTACTGAAGCAGATAAAATTTATAATTATTTAGATATTGATGAAACTAAACCAGCAGAAGCTCAACAAACTTTAACTGGTAAAGTGATTGTCATTACAGGCTCTCTGAATAATTATAATAATCGTGATGAGTTAAAAGAAGAAATTGAGCGAAGAGGCGGAAAAGTTACTGGGTCTGTTAGTAAGAAAACTGATTATTTAATCAATAATGACATTACTTCTACTTCTGGTAAGAATAAGACCGCAAAAGAGTTAGGAATACCAATAGTATCAGAAGAGCAATTTATTAAGGAGTTTAAATTAAATGAGTAATTCAGAAGTGGCTGCCGTTATCTTAGATATACAAAAACAATTAGATAGAGGCGAAATAGATGAAGATAAGGCGACCCATCTTATTTTCAATGCTTTATTAGAAAATAAAGAGATTGGATTAACCTCTCTATTTGAAATAGACGAGATGATTATGGGGAAGTTAAAGGAGGAAAGTGATGACAGATAATTCAAAAAAGTTATTTAACTTTTTGCTAAATCACGCCGGCGAGCATGTTACTGCTATTGATGTAGCAGAGGAAACTGGATTAGCAACTGGTACTGTTAATCTTCTGTTTAATAACTTTATTAAAAAAGGTTGGGGAAGACGTACCATCGCAACAGTTGAATATGAAAATGGCTCACAGGGTGAGGTTAAATTTCTTTATTTAACAGATGAAGGCATGAAGTTAAATCCAGATGACGATTAATTGAATGATTATTTTGCTTTTGGTGGCTATTATCTTATTGATAATACCATTAAGAGTAAAAGTTCAAGAAAACAAACAACTCAAAGTTTTAACAGAGCAGTATGCTACTTTACAGCAGGAATATAATGCTTATAAGAACGATTATTTACGTATGATTGAAGATAGTGCCAAGCAATATGCGGCGCATACAAATCAAATAAAAACTGACTTTGATAATTTAAAACATGAATATAATACATTATCAAAAGAAATGGTAGAAATCGTCCGTCTTAATAAGGAAAAGTTTGATGCCATAGATTTTAATAGATTAAGATTAAGTGATATCGACATTCAAGAAATTAAAAAGATAAGAGAGATAGAGCCTTATTTAAGAGATAGTAGCCCATTAAATAAAATTATATGAAAGGTGTATTATGAGAATCCTTACACAGACTTAATTGGTAGAGTTTTAGAAAATACTCAGACTTGTGGTATTTACAAAATCACCAATTTAGAAAATCAACAATGCTATATAGGAAAAGCGGTTGATATTGCCTCAAGATGGAAAACCCATATTAAATGCGGAATTGGTGCTGAAAATACCAGTAGAAACAAATTATATACAGCAATGTTAGAAAAAGGCGTAGAAAATTTCTCATTTGAAGTAATTGAGAAATGTGCGCCGGATGAATTAGACGAACATGAACGCTTTTGGATAAACTATTTCAGAAGTATGGAATATGGATATAATATGAGGTTAGGATAATGATTAAAATTATTGACAGTAATGATACTGGAAAAACAAAGAAACTATTAAAAGAATGTGGAATGGAAGGATTATTTGTATGTGCCAATCCAACCAGAATTGGCGAAAAATGTAGAGCTTATAACATTCCGCAAGTTGAAGCAATTGATTATGAAGATTTTAAGAAGAAGTTAATAGCAGATGAATTGTATAATAACAATGATGATAGGGATATTTATATTGACGAACTTGAAAAATTTGTAAACTATTGTGTTCCATATCTAGCTGGCTACACCTTGACTAAAGATAATTAAGGACATTTATTAAAAAAATTAAGTATAATATAAGTAGATTGGAAAAATTGTGATGAAAGAAGAATTTATTAAATGTGTTAAGGACGCTGTGGAAAAGTGTCCAGATTTATTTACTGAAAATGCACTTTTATATTTGAAAGCATTAGAAGAAGGCAAAAAAGCCTCAGCTCCAATAATGACTGAAAATGGTAAAAATGTATTATCATATATGCAGGCGAATATTAAACCTGCAAAAGCGAGAGACATCTCAGATAATCTAGGAATTTCATCAAGAACCGTATCGGGTGCGTTGAGAAAATTGGTTAGTGATGGATTTGTAGAGAAAACTTCAGACAGTCCCGTTATTTATGTAATTACTGAAAAAGGAAAGAATTTTAAGATTAATTAAGGAGATTAACTAGAGAATGAAAAAAATGATTAACACAACACACGTAGAAGGTGTACTGTATGATTCATCATTAGATGTTAGAACTAGTGGTCCAAATTCTAAAAATCCTGGCACAGAATATATTACAGGTAGTATTGATATTGCGACAGATGATGCAATGACTAATATTGTATCTGTACATTATACTTATGTAACAGCCAAGGATACTACTCGTTATAATGCTTTAATGAATATCGTAAATGGTGTTTATGGAACAGCTATGGCAGTAGGTAAGGATAAGGCTACAAAATTAAGAATTGATTCTGCAATTGCTCTAAATGAATTCTATTCAAATAGAACAGGCACAGATGAATTAGTTAGCGTTAAGAGAAATGAAGGTGGTTTCATTCATGTAACACCTACATTAAACGAAAAAGAAGACGCTAGAGCAACATTTACAGCAGATATGGTTATTACAAATGTTCGTCATGTAGATGCTGACCCAGATAGAGACGCACCAGAAAAAGCTATTGTTAAAGGAGCCATTTTTAACTTTAGAAATGAATTGTTACCAGTAGAGTTTAGCGTATTAAATCCTGCAGGTATTGATTATTTTGAAGGCTTAGGAGCAAGTCAAAAATCACCAATTTTTACAAAAGTATGGGGTAATCAAATCTCATTAAGCGTTGTAAGAAAAATTGAAGAAGAAACAGCATTTGGCGATACTTATGTTAGAGAAGTTCAGAACTCTCATAAAGAATTTGTTATTACCAATGCAGCAGCTGAACCTTACGAATTTGATAGTGAAGATACACTTTTAGCTTCTGACTTGAAGGACGCAATGTCAGCAAGAGAAGTTAAATTAGCTGAATTAAAAACTCAAGCTGAAGAAAGAGCAAAGAGAAATAGTGCCCCAACAGCGCCTACAGGCTCTACATTCACACCAAAAGTAGAAACAGCGGCAGATGATTTTGATTTTTAGTAAGGAGAATTAATAATGGCTATTGATTTATTGGCTTTACAGCCTCACAAGGTTAGTCGTGACCTGTCTGGTTACGTAACGTTTATCTATGGTGCCCCAAAAACAGGTAAAACTACATTAGCTTCTCAAATGCCTAATGCTTTACTTCTTGCATTTGAACGTGGTTATAATGCTTTACCTGGCATCATCGCCCAGGATATTACATCTTGGACTGATATGAAGACAATTTATAGAGAGTTAAAGAAACCAGAAGTACAGCAGAGATTTAAGTGTTTAATTGTTGATACAGTAGATATCGCTTCTGATTTATGCCAGAAATGGATTTGTAATCAATTAGGTATTGAAAACATTGGCGATGGCGGTTGGACTACAAATGGATGGGCTAAATTCAAGAAAGAATTTGAAGAAACATTCCGTGGTTTAACTCAAATGGGTTATGCAGTAT